AATTGGTGTGGCACGGCGCCTGGACTGGTGGGCCCGTGGCCATCGTGACCGACATCGAGGGCGCGATCCGCGCGGCGAGGGCCTGCAATGTCCAAAGCTGAGCAACAACACAAAGCGCGCCTCGCCCTGATGGGCTGCATGGCCTGCCTGCGCATCCATGGGCCGCATGAACCCGGCCCGGTCGAACTGCACCACCTGCGCGCAGGCCAAGGCTGGGGCAAGGGCGGTTACCAGACGCTGATCCCTTTGTGCTGGGAGCACCACCAAGGCGCCACCGGGGTGCATGGGCTTGGCACAAAGGCATTCCCCAGACACCACGGATTCACCGAGGCCGACTTACTGGCCATGACAAAGCAACTGATGGAGACATGCGTATGATCGAACCACAGGTCGATGAGTGGTTGAAGATGTGGCACTCATGGGCCAGCAGTGTTCGCCAAGCGGGCGGCTATCCCGGTGTCGCCCCAGGGTGCAGCCTCTACCGCGCCAGCAGGCAGTACGATGACACCAATGGTGCATTGGACGCAGCCGCAGACATCAGCACAGCCAAGGCGGTGGGGGAGGTGATCGAACGCCTGCCGCACCTCTACCAAGCCGCGCTGTCCATGGAGGCCCGCAACCTCTGTTCCGTCCGCGTGTGGCGATCTGCTCGCATACCCAGCGAGGATGCCGTCAAGGTCATCAAGGAAGCCAAGGAAGCACTTTGGCGCGAAATGGTGAAAAAAGAGCTTGCAGACCAGACTGAAGCGTTGTACTATGCGGGCCAAGCGGGATAAACTCGCCTGAACAAAAGCCACCATGAGCAATCTCGGTGGCTTTTTTGCGTTTCGGCCCGGCGTCTTTCGACCAATCGCACCTGCTGTACCTAGCGATAGCACGTCCGGGCCACCTACACCGCGAGCTGACTGAGCGAATCAGCAGCATGCCCCGATGCTTTGGTAAGCGCCACCTTTCCCGGTGCTCCCCGGTTTTATGGCGCGGCAGGCGGGGCAATCATCAACAGCACCGGACCCCGCAAGGGAAGGCGCCATGTCTGAAAACAATCAAACAAATTCAACCGGTAGGGGTGGCGCCCGAAAGAATGCGGGCCGCAAGCCTGGCAGCGCAAGCAAGAAGACGCGCGACGTTGCCAACAAGGCGGCGGAGTCCGGGCTCACGCCGCTTGAGGTGATGTTGGACAACATGACGTTCGCGCACACCGAGGCGCACCGCGTGCTTGGCAACCTGATGCAAGTTGGCGCAGAGATACCCGACGCGTTCGACCAGTACAAGGAGTTGCTGCGCTTTCGCGGGATGGCCCAGGAGTGCGCCAAGGATGCTGCGCCTTACATCCACCCGAAACTGTCGGCTGTGGAGCTGACCGGCAAGGATGGCGGCGGCATTGAAGTTGTTGGGCGCATTGAGCTGGTGCCAATGAGGGCGAGTGGTAGCAACAGTCCGGGTTGAAATCCCCGACAAGCTGATCCCTGTTTTCGAGGGTGAGGCTGATGTCAGGGGCGCAAAGGGTGGCCGGGGTTCGGCGAAGACTCGCAGCTTTGCCAAGATGGCGGCAGTCAAAGGCTACATCTTTGGCAACGCAGGCATAAGCGGAATCATCCTGTGCGCTCGCCAGTTCATGAACTCGCTGGAGGATTCGAGCCTCGAAGAGGTTAAGCGGTCCATTGAGGACGAGCCATTCCTCGCGGCGTACTACGAGATTGGCGACAAGTACATCAAGAGCCGAGACGGGCGCATATCGTTTGCGTTCGCCGGCTTGGATCGGAACATCGCCAGCATCAAATCGAAGGGGCGTTTGCTCCTGTGCTGGGTTGATGAGGCCGAGCCAGTCACAGATGAGGCGTTTACGACGCTGATACCAACGCTGCGTGAAGAGGGCGATGGTTGGAGTGCAGAACTTTGGGTGACATGGAACCCAAAGCGCAAGACGGCAGCAGTTGAGAAGCGGTTTAGTCAGTCGAAGAGTGAGAGGGTCAAGATTGTTGACCTGAACTGGCGCGACAACCCGAAGTTCCCGGCAAAGCTGGAGCGGGACCGGCAGACAGATTTGATTGAACGGCCCGACCAGTACGGGCACATTTGGGAAGGCGAATACGCCACGGTGGTCGAAGGCGCTTATTGGGCTGGCGACCTCACCAGGGCGAAGGCAGAGGGCCGGATTGGCTTTGTGCCTGCCGATCCACTGCTAACGATCCGGTTGTTTGTGGACATTGGCGGCACTGGCGCAAGGGCTGACGCTTTCACCATCTGGGCCGCGCAGTTCGTCGGGCTTGAGGTGCGGGTTCTGGACTACTACGAGACGCAGGGCCAGCCAATGGCGGCCCACCTCGAATGGCTCAACGAGCGCGGCTACAAACCCGCCAAGTGCAAGGTGTGGCTGCCTCACGATGGCAGCCAGCAAGACAAGGTTAATGACACCTCGTATGAGAAGGCTTTCAAGGCAGCCGGCTACGAGGTTGAAGTGGTGCCGAACCAGGGCAAAGGCGCTGCGAAATCCCGCGTTGAGGCGGCTCGCAGGCTGTTCCCGGCCATTCGCTTCAATGAGGCGACAACAGAAGCTGGGCGCGCTGCGCTTGGTTGGTATCACGAGAAGCGCGACGAGGTTCGCGGCATCGGCTTAGGTCCCGAACACGATTGGTCAAGCCACGGGGCTGACTCGTTCGGCTTGATGTGCATTGTTTATGAGCCCCCGAGAGCGCTTCAGCCGCTCCCGAAGATTCAACGGAAATTCGTTAGATGACCATCGAAGACCAAATCGCGGCCCTGGCAGCAGAGGCCGAGCCGCTGCGTTTGCTGCCTGATGACGAGGCTGAGTCCATGGGGCTACCTGGCATCGTGGACATGATTAACGCATTGCGTGCTGAGCAGGCGGCAGGCGTGGCCATGGTGTACGTGGAGCCCGCTGTTTGGCACGCTCCTGATGATGCGCCTGCGGTTGATCTTGATCGTGTTTTCACGATTGGTGAGACGCCAGAACAGGCCGACCCGAAGCCAAAACGCGGCCGCAAGCCAAAGGCTGATTGATGCCCAAGATGGACGACGACCTCCTGCGCTCATTCATTGAGCATCAGGAGTCACGCGCAGCGCGCCCGGAGACGGCCGAAGAGCAGGCGCGTGCGATGGATTACTACCTTGGCAAGCCGCTTGGCAACGAGGAAGAGGGTCGGTCAAGCGTCATCAGCTCGGACGTGTGGGACGTGGTGGAGGGCTTGGCCCCGCTGGTGCTCAAGCCGTTCGTGTCGTCTGACGACGTGGTGCGCTTCAATGCCCAAGGCCCCGAAGACGAGGACGCAGCGAGCCAAGAGACCGATTACATCAACTACGTCGTCACGCAGAAGAATGACGTGTTCGAACAGTTGGTGGCCTGGGTCAAGATGGGCTTGCTCCAGAAAAACGGCGTTGTCAAATACTGGTGGGAAGAGTCTCGCCGGGTGCAAATCGAGAGCTATGACGACATCAGCGATGACGTGTATTCGCTGCTGATCCAAGACCCATCGGTAACGGTGCTGGAGCACACAGAGCATCCAGGTGAGGCGGTGCTTGGGTCCGATGGCCAGCCAATGCAGGGCGAGCCCACCCATGACGTTAAGGTGCGGATTCTGAACAAGGAAGGCTGCGCCAAGTACGCAGTGATCCCGCCTGAAGAATTGCGCATCAGCGTTGACACGCGCAGCCCAAATCCGAAGAGCGCGCCATTCATCCAGCACATCACGCGCAAGACCATCAGCGCGTTGCGCGAGATGGGCTACGAGGTGGATGACGACATCAGTGATGCTGGCTCAAACAGCAACACCGACTCGGAGCCGCAAGCGGTTTCTCGCCAGCGAAATGGCGAGATGCGCACGGACTTCGACGGTGGCGGCGATCCGTCGCAGCGCGAGGTCTGGTATCGGGAGTCGTATGCCTTTGTGGACTTTGACGGTGACGGCATGGCCGAAGCCCGCAAGGTCTGCATGGTGGGCGACACCATCTTGAACAACGAAGAGATCGAAGAGTGGCCGTTTGCAGGCTGGACGCCATACCAGCAGCTTTTCCAGTTCGATGGCCGGTGCCCTGCTGACGAAACGATAGAGATTCAAGAAGTCAAGTCCACGCTCTGGCGCCAAAGCCTGGACAACATCTACACCATCAACAACAACCGCACGTATGTCAGCGACAAGGTGAACCTTGACGACATGCTGGACAACCAGATTGCGGGCATTGTCCGCGTGTCCGGTGATGTGGTCGGCAACCACGCGATGTCGATGCCGATCACCCCCATTGGTGGCGTGATCCAGCCAATGATCGAGTACATGGACAGCGCCAAAGAGAACCGCACGGGGTTCACGCGCTACAACCAAGGCACAGACGCCAACAGCCTGAACAAGACGGCCACTGGCGCGCGGATCATTGCCGAGGCCGGTAACGAGCGCGTTGGATTGGTGTCCCGCTCATTCGCCGAGCAGGGATTGAAGCCGCTGATGCTGGGTATTCATGGCCTGTGCCGCCGTCATGCAACCAAGGCCGAAACCATTCGCCTGCGCGGCAAGTGGGTGACGATTGACCCGCGCTCATGGGTGAACCGCTATGACATGACCGTTAGCGTTGGCCTGGGCACGTCTGACAAGCAGATGCAGCTCCAAGGCCATCAAATGCTCATGGCCGAGCAGAAGCAACTGGCGCAAGTGCCTGGCCTGGTGAAGCCTGAGAACTTCTTCAACGCTGCAGCAAAGATGAGCGAGATCCTGGGCGAGAAAGACCCCGGCAAGTATTTCAGCGACCCGGCCAAGCAGGAGCCGCAACAGCCGCCAGATCCAACGCAAGACCCGTCTTTCCAGCTTGAGGCCAAGAAGGTCTCGCAGAAGGATGACGAGATTGCGCTGAAGGCCCGAGAAGTTGACATCAAGGACCGCGACTCGATGGTGAATGCCGACGCCAAGGAGGCTGAACTCTCGCTCAAGGCAGAGGCTCAGGGCCACGACATGCAATTGCAGATCATGCAGGCCTTGGCCGACTTGCAGCAGCGCTCGCACGACATGGGATTGGCTCTTCAGCAGATGCAAATGCAGGCTCAGGCTCAAGACCACGGGCAGCAGATGGCCGTGGTCTTG